GCTGGAGCAACATACGAGGCATTCATGCAGAATGGTTGGACTGATGAAATGCTAATCGAGCAAGGCTATATGGTTGCTCAACAGCAGATACCAGCTCCGGCAGTCGCGTCACCTACAACGTCTGCCGCTCCTCCGTGGGCCAAAAAATAATCTTCAATGAACTGATTGAGACCGGCGTGAAGCCGGTCTCAAAGGAGAGTATGAAAATTTCATACAATAAAGAACAGATAAGACGACCTTTATCTTGTCATAATTGCAATAGCTGGAGTATTCGTTTAATTGATCTCAGAAATAAAAATCCAAGTATAGCAATTCATCAATGGACTTTAGCTTATTATTGTGATGAATGTAATGCAAGCGTGACAACAAGAAATCTCACATCAATACCTCTCGGGTTTATGGCTCGTAGGCCAGTTCGTGCTCTTCGTCAAAGAGCTCATGTTGTTTTCGATTGCTATTGGAAGAGAAAAAAGATGCAACGATTTCAAGCATATCATTGGCTATGTACGGTATTAGAAATTCCCGAAAACGAATGCCATATTGCGATGTTTGATGAAGGTCTTTGCCAAAAAGTTATTGAACTCTGTGAGATGAAATGAACAACATTAAAATCCCTCGAAAGCCGCATTTAGCTCTTGAAACATTGAAATTGATAAATGACAGCATTGAAGCAGATCAAGGGGCTCGTTTCCGCAGTCTGCAGAAAAAATACATGAACATGGCCACTGATCCATTTGACGACAGTCCACACGAGCCTCGCTCGCATATGGGCGCTTCTATTATTGGAAGTGATTGCGAACGTGCAATCTGGTACGGATGGCGATGGGCCGATGCTAAGTTATTCAGCGGCCAGATGCTTCGTTTATTTAATCGCGGACATCTTGAAGAACCAAGAATGATGGCTATGCTTGAGCTTATAGGATGTGAAGTATGGAGCCAAGATAGTGATGGTAACCAATGGCGCATCTTTGGATATAAAGGTCACTATGGCGGCGGCACAGATGCAATCATCCGTGGCATCCCAGAAATGCAGAATGAAGTGCTGCTCACAGAGTGTAAGACTCACAATGCTAAATCATTCTCTGCACTTGTAGATAAAGGTGTTCGAGCCGCCAAGTTCCAACATTTTGTGCAGATGCAGCAATACATGTTTGGCCTTTCATTATTTCATGGTCTTTACATGGCAACGAACAAAGACACAGACGAATTGTATTTAGAGATAGTCTATTTTGACATAGATATCGCAAGTATCTATTTCGAAAGAGCAGAAAGGCTAATCGATTCGCAACAGTTACCAAAAAAAATAAGTCAAGATTCTTCTTTCTGGAAATGTAAATTCTGTGATTTTCAGAACGTATGCCACAATAAGAAGATCCCTTTGAAGACTTGCCGCACATGTGTTCATTCTAAAGTAATGGAAGAAGGTAAGTGGGCTTGTGGATTCCATGGTAAGTTTTTGACTAAACACGAGCAGATGGCTGGTTGCAGTCACCATTCTTTAATGCACACTCTAAAATTATGAAAGAACGAGATTATCAAATTGCAGCTGTAGATTCTATATTCAATTGGTTCACAGAAAATGATACAAACCCATTGATTGCTATGCCGACTGGTACTGGCAAAAGCATTGTCATTGCATCTTTCTTAAAAAGAATGTTTGCGGAGTTTCCAAATCAACGAGTTATAAAACTTACTCACGTTAAAGAACTTATCGCTCAGAATTTTGATAAACTGATGCGAATTTGGCCAACGGCCCCGGCCGGCATATATTCTGCAGGGTTAAAAAGACGTGATATAAATCGCAAAATTATATTCGGCGGAATAGCTTCCGTTATCAAAAATGCAACACTGTTCGGGCATATTGATCTTGTCATAATAGATGAAGCTCATATGGTGTCACCTAAAGATAAAACAAGATATCATAAATTTATCAATGACCTTAAAAAAGTAAATCCTCACGTCAAAGTTATCGGTTTGACTGCTACACCTTTTCGACTTGGTCAGGGAATGCTGACTCACGGTAAGGAACCGCTCTTTGGAGGAATTTGTTTTGATCTTTGCAGTCGTGAAGCATTTAATTGGATGATTGATAATGGGTATCTTTGTAGGTTAGTCCCAAGGCCTACAGAGACTATTTATGATTTGAGTAAAGTGTCCACAGTGGGTGGCGACTACAACCAGCAACAGTTAGCTCAAGTAATGGATCAAGATTACCTCACGCGAAGAGCTGTTCTAGAAACAATGAGAGTGGGCAAAGATCGTAAATCTTGGCTAGTTTTCGCGTCTGGCATCAACCATGCGATAAACACCACTCGTATTCTAAATGAATATGGAGTCAAAGCTGTATGTATTCATTCGAAAATGAGTTCAGAAGAAAGAGATAACAATATCTCTAAATACCTTTCTGGTCATTATAGTGCAATGGTCAACAACGGTATCTTGACCACAGGTTTTGACCATCCTGCACTAGATCTCATTGTAATGCTTCGAGCTACAAAATCTGCTCAACTTTGGGTGCAGATGTTAGGACGTGGCGCGCGACCCTGCTTCATAGAAGGTTATGACCTTGAAACTGTGGACGGAAGGTTGAGTTCAATTTATTTCAGTGACAAAAAAGACTGCTTGGTATTAGATTTTGCCGGCAATGCTCTAAGACTTGGTCCAATCAATGATCCTGTACTTCCAAAGCATAAGTCTAAGAAAGACGGGTCTTGTCCTGTCAAACTCTGTCCTGCTTGTAACACTTATAATCATTCAAGAGCTCGTTTTTGTGAATTCTGTAAATATGAATTTCCAGTTTGTTTTGATCTCGATCTTGAGGCTTCTAATGCAAATTTAGTCGCACCGGATAAACCAGATCAACCAGCAATCGTGTATGATGTGTTTAATGTGAGTTTAATTCAATACCGAACCCATCAAAAGACAGGCTCTCCTCCGAGCATGTTAGTCAGTTATTATGTCAATAATGGATTAAGGATGTTCAAAAAATGGATCTGCTTTGAGCATCCTGGAGTTGCTGGACGTAAGGCTAAAGAATGGTGGGCGATACATTCAGATGCAGAACCACCGGAAACAGTAGAACAAGCTCTTCAAAGAACCAATGAATTAAAACAACCGAAGACCATTAAAGTTTGGATCAATACTAAATATCCGGAGATCGTGAGTTATGAGTTCTCAACGAACATGGCAGATGGCAAACCAACAATTTCAAGTTGATCATCTTTTGTGGAAGACTTGTTTGAACTGCCATCATGCTGAAATACGTGATAATAATCACACTGGCATGTGTTTGAAGCACGCAGTTATTCCACCTCTTGAAGTAATCGTGGTCGGTTGTACTGACCATTTCGATCATATTCCATTTTAAGCTTGCAAAAGCTAAATGATTTCTCTATACTGGTAATAGTAACAGAGCGAGGTAATTTATGGATATTTTAAGAGCACGACTTCTTCTTGAACGGATAGCCAATTTACATCCAACAGTCGAAAGAATTGGTGACGGAATGCTGAAATATATCATCATTGAAGCTCAAGAAGCTCTAAAACCAAAAATAATCATATCGCTCGGCGAAAAGATTATAATGAAGCAAGTGATATTAACCGATGAAGAATGATCGTGCTTATTGGGTCATGACAATTGGTCGTAGAGCTCAGCCGACTATAAATAAATGTATCGGTATTGATTGTTCTACAATGCAATTTCATATAACTGGTAATCATCTTTTGGTCGAGACTTACATGCTTGCCCACTGCAAAGGATGGTTCGTTGTTGTGGACACAACTCTGCCGAAGAACTTTGAAGTATTAAGCCTCGCAGAATTACGTGAGTTATATCTTAATTCTTTCGGGCATCAAGCCGCAGTCTCAAAGACAATTGATCAATTGTGTATCGATCTACAAGAAGCCTCAGTTGACGTCCAAGTTTGTACTTGGACTCAAGTGCAATTGAATCAACTTTTTAATACTCGGCGCGCTCAAGAGGTGATTACTTTGGCACCACTGCCAAAACCCATTAAAGTTCTGGCAATTGTGGGCAACGCGCGCGCGCACACGGCTAGGACAGGCAACACCAGCGGCCACCCTACACCCCAAGCGCGCCCCAAGCCATACACGGCTACAGGGCGCGTCTGGGAGCTTTGTGATAAAGCGTTTGAAGTCGTTTCTTCTGTAACAGATTGGAAAAGTTTCAAGAAGTCAGTTCTTGCTAGTTGTTCGAAAGAGTTAATCAATGAATCGACTGGCTCTGTTCAGTTTGGAAAATGGAAACTCAACAAAGGTCTTTAATAGGATCCAAATAGTGCTTGACAGGTCAAAAGAATTAAGTTATAGTTCCATTACGACCTAAATAGAAAGGTCGTTTTTCAATCATCTAATTAGGAGTTGTAATCATGGCAAAGAAGAAAGTTGTCTCTGCAGATGCAGTCGTTGGACCCGTCGGTACTCCAGTTGCCGATTCACACGGCATCGTTGCCGGTGACACTGTAGACATCCCCAAGGATACGAAGAACGGAATTACCCGGCCGACCGCTGGAACTGCCACTGGAAAAGTCTGGGAAATTGCCGACGGTATTAGCTACGAAACGAACGTGGCTGCAACTCGAAAACCGGTCCTGGAAGCCTGCAAGTCAGCAGGGATCAACGACTCCACCGCTCAAACTCAGTTCGGCCGCTGGCGCGCTTATCATGGTCTAGTGACAGCACGTTCAGCCAAAGTTGCAGGTACTCCGGTTGCTCCGGTTGCTCCGGTTGCCACTGTCGAATAATTAAAAACTTTAATGCACTAGAACAAAAAATGGCCGCGCAAGCGGCCTTTTTTTTCTTCTAAAAATCACTTGTATGTAAAGTGAGAATAGTGTAAAATAGTATAATGTTCTCAATGGAGTTATTATGAATAATCAAGCACCAGAAAAACCCATTCATCGTGATACTGTAATAGATCTTGTATCAATTTTTAGAACGATACAAGGTGAAGGCCCATTTGCTGGAACTCCTGCTGTATTCGTTAGATTAGCTGGATGCAATCTACAATGCCCACAATGTGATACCCAGTATACCAAAGGCAGGTATCAAGCTACTCCTCATCATATCCTCGAAAAAGTTCAAGCTGAAACAAGCAGATCAAATTTTGTTGTTATCACTGGTGGTGAACCATTCAGGCAGAACATCTTGCCTCTATGTAATTTGCTCATATCCAAAGGCTTCAGAGTTCAAATTGAAACGAACGGAACTCTCGCTCCCGAGGATATTGAAGGATTTTGCAAGATTAAAAGTTCTGGTCAATTCAGTGTAGTCTGTAGTCCAAAGACTGGAAAAGTTGCTTCGAATCTTGAGCAATTTATTACTGCATACAAATACGTCTTGAGTGCAGATTCAATGAATCATCAAGATGGATTGCCTTTACGAGCTCTAAATCACCCCGCTAATCCACAAGTCGCGCGACCGCATCTTGGATTTTCTGGTCCAGTATTTATCCAGCCAGTTGATGTAGAAATTGATTCTGAAAACCAACGGCATTTAGATGCAACCATTCGTTCTGCGATGAAGCATGGATATACTCTGTGTCTTCAAATTCATAAAATCATCGGCTTGGAGTAATTCATGAAAAAGAAAGTCCTTATTGTCTTTTCTGGAGGACAAGATTCTACAACCTGCCTGTTCTTAGCTAAAAAATTAGAATATGATATTCATACACTGACTTTTGATTATGGTCAACGTCATAAATGTGAGATTGAAGCTGCCAATTTTATCGTCGGGCTTGCTGGCGTGAACCCAGAGCAACATGAAGTAGTCAAATTGGGTGATGATATTCTGAAAAGCACTTCCCCTCTTGTCAGCAATGCTGAACTTGAACAATATAAAGATCATCACTCGTTGCCAGGAGGACTTGAGAAGACTTTCGTTCCAATGCGCAATCAATTATTCTTGACAATTGCTGCGAATCGTGCTTATGCCCTCGGTATATCCACAATCATAACTGGAGTATGCCAAGAAGATTCAGGTGGATATCCAGATTGTAAGCAAGGTTTTATCGATCTATTTGAAAAGACTACAATTCGTGGAACTTTCACTGATGGAGCCTTCGAAGTACGAACTCCGTTAATGTATCTATCAAAAGCACAGACTTGTCGTCTGGCATGGATTACACCTGGAGCATATAGTGCTCTAGCTTTCAGTCATACAGGATATGATGGTGTATATCCGCCGACTGGTAAAGATCATGCGACATTACTTCGAGCCAAAGGATTTGAAGAAGCAAATCTTCCAGACCCTTTAGTTTTGCGTGCGTGGTACAGAGGTCTAATGGATGTACCTAATACAGTCAATTACGGTTCTGAGCTAATTGAAAAGGCGATGGACTTTATTCAGAATGAAGTAATGTTATGACTGATCTATACATGTCAAGAAGGTCAAGAAGGATGCCCAAAATGTTTAGAAATGAAGTTGATCTAAAAACATTACCTTCTAAAGAAGGATGGTATTTCTGGTCCGAATGGGGAGCTGAAGTTCTAATATACAAAAAAGATCGAGGAAAGAAATTGTTCGTAACGCCACCAAACGGCGTCGAAATCGAGATCAAACCAACCATCGCAGGAAAATTTAAATTTAGGAGAGGCAAATGACCACTGTTATCACGAGATATCATGATATTTCCACAGGCCACCGAGTACACGGTCATGAATCAAAATGTGCCAATCTTCATGGACACAATTACAGAATTCATTTCACTGTAATGTCAAGGAAAAATCAGTTAGATACGATAGGACGTGTCGTAGACTTTTCTGTAGTGAAAACTACTCTTTGCGAATGGCTCGAGTACAATTGGGATCATAAATTCCTTATCTGGTCTCAAGATCCTATTGTGCCTCTTCTCATGTCACTTGATGAGTTTTCAAAAAAGCAAAGGTATCAAAAAGATTATGGGATTGTTCAAGTCCCATTCAACCCGACTGCGGAAAATATGGCTCAATATCTTGTTGATTTTATTGGTCCAAAACTGCTCACACCCGATCTCGTTCTAATTGAAGTCAAGATTGAAGAGACTGCCAAATGTTCAGTCACATATGTCAAGGAATTTTGATGGAAGCCATGTTTGGTGATAAACAAGCAGGGTTAGATGGAATTACTCGTTTCTGGAATGGTTTCGAGTATGTATGCATTCCAGAAGAAGAAACAAAAATACTCGAAAAACGACCTGACTTCGTTGAAGGTTTGATCAAGCATCTGCTTTTTGCTCTTGACCCAAACGCTGAGCGTGAAGGTTTGAGAGAAACCCCAGCTCGAGCTGCCAAAGCATGGCAGGATTGGACTAGCGGCTACGCTAAAAATCCGATTGCAGAACTCAAAGTCTTTGAAGACGGCGCGGAAGGTTGTGATGAGATGGTCGTCATTCGTGGCATCCCAGTTTATAGTCATTGTGAGCACCATCTTGCTTCTATCTTCGGTACAGCCACAGTCGGCTACCTGCCGGATAAGAAGATTGTTGGCTTATCTAAAATCAGCAGGGTTGTGGATATCTTTGCACGTCGTCTTCAAGTTCAAGAAAGACTTACTGCGCAGATTGCAGATTGCATCAGTAAAGGGATCAATGCTCTTGGCGTTGGAGTTGTTATCGAGTGCCGTCATATGTGCATGGAATCACGCGGAATACGCCAACCTGGCACTATTACCACGACTAGCGCTCTTCGTGGGTTATTCAAAACAGACGCGACTGTAAGATCTGAATTTTACTCACTTGCTCACAAGGATTAGTATGCTCAAAGAATATATTGATTGGACCGATACAGTTGCTCAGTATCCTATAACATCTGAATCGTTCTATCTTGTACTTGGAATGGTAGACGAGTATGGTGAACTGCAAGAAAAAATCTACAGTAACCAATCTAAGCACAACTTCGAAGAGATTGTTAAAGAATGTGGAGATTATCTCTGGTACATGGCTCGGTATGGATCTAAAGTTTTGAAACTTAATGTTCAAGACGCTTCTCTTAGATTAGCTGATCAATGCCGCAACGATGTAAAATCTGGCGATATGAACTTCCAAGCGGATGAAGGTGTGAAAGGAGTCATTTATATCGGCCAACTTTGCGGATTTGAAAAGAAGAAAATTCGAGATTGGGATACTTGGTCTGTACAAAAAAGAATTGATAAATCAATGGCGGCAATTGAGTCTTGGGAGAATGCAATGAAGTCATTTCTCTATTGCTTGCAGTTCTTTGAGATATCAATGCAGACTGTAATCAGCATGAATAAAGAAAAGCTGAGCAAACGCCTTGACGAAGGAAAAATCAAAGGTGATGGTGATAACCGCTGATCTAATCTAATTGGTGCTGGTATATCAAGTTGATTTATGGTATACTGGCACCATTCAAAGGGCGCTTATGAAATTCTATGTTGCAGCACTCTATACTAATGACTTCAGTAGAGGTTCAAGGAGTTATAATAAGCTGACAAATCGTGAAAAATGTGCTCGGGATGATGTAGAAAACATCTTAGAGTCTTACCACTATGTCAATAGACAATCTGTAGTTGATAAAATGCGCGCCGACCGAGCCACAGTATTCTTAGACTCTGGAGCATTTTCTGCATTCACAAAGGGTCTTGAAGTTAATCTTCCGGCTTATTGTGACTACATCAAGCGCAACACAGACATCTTAGAAAGAATTGGAACAGATGTTTGTGCTTCAGTATTGGATGGTATTGGGGACCCGATATTGACATGGGAGAACCAATCTAAAATGGAACAATTAGGAGTGAAACCTATTCCATGTTTCCATTATGGCGAAGACACCAAATATCTAGATTGGTATATCGAAAATTACGATTACGTCACCATCGGTGGCATGGTTCCGATTTCTAGACCTCAGCTCATTTTATGGCTGGATTATATTTGGAAGAACCATCTGACGAAACCAGATGGTAGTCCCAAGATTAAAATTCATGGATTTGGTTTAACTACTCTATCTATGATGAAGCGTTATCCTTGGCATTCTATAGACTCATCTTCTTGGGTACAGATTGCCGGAAATGGAAGTATTGTAATTCCTGGATATGGTGCGCTAAGCATGTCACCGAAAAGCCCGAATGCAAAATTAGCTAATCGTAGCATCGAAACTTTAACTCCAGCTCAACGTGACGCAGTCGAGTTGATTCTTGATGAACAAGGATTTGAAGTTGAAAGACTGAAGCATGAGTACGTTAGCCGATGGGTCTACAATTGTTGGGCCTACGGTGAGATTAGCAAAAATTTGAATGCAACAAAAGAAGATTATTTTCTTGAAGATCAAATGGGGTTATTCTCGTGATTGAAGCTCTTAAATTTGTCAAAGGTGCAGTCGCTAGAAAAGACTATGTCCCTGCGCTCACTCATTTTAGTATCAAAGATGGATTCATTCGAGGCTACAATGGACAAATCGCATTGTGTAGTCCAATCTCATTAGACACTGAAGCCACCCCGAAGGCTTCAGTGTTCATTAAAGCGATTGAAGCATGTAAAGATATCGTTCAAATCAGCCTTACTGCAACCAATCGGCTATCAATCAAGTCTGGCAAGTTCAAAGCATTCATTCCGTGTATCGATAATGAGTTGTTTCCAGATCTTGATTTAGAAGGCGAAGAGATAAAACTCGAAAAAGGATTTTTAGAAGCTATAAATATCCTTGAACCTTTTGTGTCAGAAGACGCTTCAAAACCTTGGTCGCGTGGAATACTATTCCGCAATAGTTCTGCATTCGTCACAAACAACATCATTCTTATAGAATACTGGATTGGAAAGCAATTTCCTTTAGAAATGAATATCCCTTATGAAGCAATTCGAGAGATTGTTCGCATCGGAGAATCGCCTACCTCTATGTTAGTCAGTCAAAATCAAGTAGTTTTCAAATACACCGGAGACAGATGGTTGAGGTCTGGGTTGTATACGACAGAATGGCCGGATGTATCAAGAATCCTCGACTCCAAAGACAATACGACCAAGAAGCCACCTGCTAAGTTCTATTCAGCTGTAAGAGACTTGATGCCTTTCGTAGATAATCTAGAGAGTATTTATTTTCTTGACAACGAACTGACAACTTCGCTGGTCGAAGGCGAAGGAGCATCTGTGGACATAGAAGGGTTGATCGGCAAATCACGTTTTAGCGGAAGTCAGCTCTTGTTACTCGAAGCCATTGCTGATGAAGTTGGTTTCGATTCGTATCCAAGCCCCTGCCCGTTTATTGGCCGCCATCTAAGAGGAGCTATTGTAGGGATAAAACTATGAAACAGAGAGTTGATTCTGTTGGTATGTTCTGGGCTGAAGAACAAATCATCAAAATCAAAAAAGAAAGAATTAGAAGAACACCTCCTGCTCGATTTTGGGAAGAAGAAGATTATTTACCGAACTTAGAAGAAGCAAATAATCTTGTCTTGGATAAATACTCTGATGAAGAGTTATTACAGGCTTCTTTAGATCAAGAACCTTTAATTTGGGATATTGAATGTTATCCAAACTACTTTGCAGTCGGTTTCCGTGGCAAGGTATCTAGAAAAGTTGTTCTCTTTGAAATGTACAAGGGTAAACAATTAGATATCGAAAAGCTGCGATGGATTTTGCAGAACTTTTTAATTATCGGGTTCAATACTAATCGATACGATTTGATTATGGTCACCATCGCTCTTTCTGGTGCAGATACAATGCGTCTAAAAGATGCCACTTCTCAAATTATTGTAGAGAACATTAGAGGTTATGAGATTTTAAGAATGCGCAGACTAAAACAAATTCAATGCGATAGTATTGATTTGATAGAAGTAGCTCCTCTATCTAATTCTTTGAAAATGTATGCTGGAATGCTTCATACTCGTAGATTGCAAGACTTACCATTTCATCCAGAAACTTTTTTATCAGATGAGCAACGTAAAATAGTTGTCTGGTATCTGTTTAATGATCTCGATAGTACAGATCTTTTGCATGAAGCTCTTATTGACCAAGTTAACTTGCGAATTGTTATGAGTAATGAATACAATATCGATTTACGTTCTAAATCTGATGCACAAATTGCGGAAGCGGTTATTATCAGTGAAGTAATGAAATACACTGGTCGGCGCATTGTGATCCCTGAAATTCCGATGGGCACAAAGTATAGATACAAAAAACCATCAAACATCAAGTTTGAATCTCCTTTAATGGTTTGGATTTTAGATAAAATTCAGAATACAGATTTTGTTGTCGGTAACTACGGAATAGATCTACCAAAAGATTTGAAAAATCTGGAGATTCAAATAGGTGATGGCATCTACCGAATGGGCATCGGCGGCCTACACAGTTCAGAATCTTCATCTTATTATGTTGCATCAGAACAAATAAAGATCAAAGATGTAGACGTTGAATCTTTTTACCCTAAACTTATCTTATCCACAGGATTGAATCCGCCTCAAATTGGCGACATCTTCGGCTACATCTACAAACAAATTGTTGATCGTAGAATTACAGCTAAACGATCCGGAAATAAGACTGTTGCAGAGTCTTTGAAGATCACTATCAATGGCACATTCGGCAAGTTAGGTTCTATTTTCTCAAAGTTGTATGCTCCAGATTTAATGATCCAGACTACAGTTGGCGGTCAGCTATATCTTCTAATGTTTATCGAAAGAGCTGAACTGGCAGGCTTCAAAGTCATATCAGCGAATACAGATGGAGTAACTACTCTTGTACCTACAGAAAGAGAATTAGAGTTTAGAAGTATAATTACTCAATGGGAGTTAGATACAGATTTCAAAATTGAAGAAACAGATTATAAAGCAATTTATAGCCGCGATGTGAATAACTACATCGCAGTCAAAATAGATAACACTACGAAATTGAAAGGAGCGTTTTCTGATCCCTGGAGAGATCTTAAAAGACAAATCTTTAGAATGCACAAAAATCCGACAAACCAAATCTGTATCGAAGCAATAGAAGCATATCTTATATTTAGTGTTCCTTTGATAGAAACAATTTTACAGAATAAAGATATTAGAAAATTTGTCACGCTTCGGAATGTCAAAGGCGGGGGAGTTAAAGACAATATCTATCTAGGTAAAACAGTCAGATGGTATTATGCAAAAGATGAAACTGGGGAGATTGTTTATGCTAAGACTGGAAATAAAGTAGCTAAATCAGATGGAGCTAAACCTTTGATGCAATTACCAGATTCTTTCCCTGAAGATATTGATTATGACAGATATCTTCAGGAAGCTATCACCCTCATTGAAAGTACAGGATATCCATACCAATGAAAGCTCTTTTATTAGCATTTCTACATTCACTGGCTAATGGCCTAGATACAGGAATACCCGACAATTTGGACAGCTGCCCGCCAGCACTAGCATGTGTGGCATTAGCCGTCTACACCGAGGCACGGGGCGAACCTTTATTCGGTCAAGCGGCAGTGGCGGCTGTTATCCACAAGAGGATGATGGATAGCGGCACTTCACCTTGTGATGTCATATCTGCACCATTTCAATTTGATGGCATTACCAGATATATTATAGGGTCCAATCCTTGGAATAAGGATCCTATTGGTTGGTCGAGAGCTATGCTAGTCAGTGAAGCTGTTTTCAATCATGGTATGATTATTGAAGGTTGCGAAGACGCTTCGTATTTCTACACAGAAGCTGGAAGGCCCGAGTGGGCTAAATCAAAGATTGAAGTTTGCCATATCGGCAATCATATATTCGCTAAATGAGTTCTTCGATTCCTAATGGTATGTTGTAGATATTAGTCACTCCATCTAAGTCAATACCAACATGCTGAAGTTGGTAAACTGGATTCAAACGACCGAATACAGATGTTAAGTGCATCAGTTTGATCTTTTTTGGATCATCTGTATTTTGGAACACATATGGAAAGATCACAACTTCGTGAAATGGTGTTGATCTATTGTCATAAAAGATTCGAAACGAAAATTGATCATTTTCTTTGAATGCAGATAAAACGCCTTGGAATACTTTGTATCTAATTATGTATTCGTTGATAGGCCAGATAAAATCAGAACCAGAACTTCTACCAATTGGTGTACTCGTTTCTGCTCGGCAGGTCCATTGGTCTGAAAGTGCATCTTTAAGGTCGGCGCAATGTCCTCCTATTTGACCTGCTCCAATACCAAGGGGCCCACCCAAACGAAAGACTCGAGAGATTTCACTACCAGCACTGACATCAATTTCAATTCTAGCAACATTATTTTTCCATGTTTCATTTTGGATAAAAATAAATCGTCGATCTACAAGACCTTCTGCTGAATATCTTGGAACAATAATGGTTTTCAGCAAGGTAATCGCTGCATTGTACAATCTAACAGTCGCATTACCAATAATACCCGATCCGTTTGGGCAAATGATGCCAATAGCTCTGGTCTCTGAACCGGCTCCTAAACTGGAGCTTGGACTACAATTGACAGTTAAAGTTCCAGCAGATGATGTCTTCCAAATTTCGTGTTGATTGAATAAATCAACAGCGTTTGGATCATAACCAGATGCAGTTCCAGTGGCAGTTATTGAACCTACCCATTGATAATAAATCCCAAATAAGAACGCACCTTCGGTCATTAGAATTCTCTGATATTAAGATTGAAATTATATTGAAGTCCTGATGTTTTGACTGCCACTGGAGTAGACTGCATATGGCCATGAAATCCATCTTGTGGACCTACAGCAGATACTAAAACTTCTTTGATTATTCCAACTGTAGAAAATGCTTCCATTGCAGTCTCATAATCATTATTCATTTTTATACCTGCATTGAAAAGATTATCTTGAATTCTTACTCCATTTAGAGCCAATTCTCGATACATTTTTTTCTGCACAGTGAATAAAGTTCCAAGACTTGATTTTTCTTCTTTTGACAGATCATTGATAGTAAAAGTAGAACTACCCACTTCATCTAGATGAATCCTATTTCCCATCCATATTCTTTGCATCCAAAGATTATGGTCTGAAGCATTTATATCATATACTCTAATTTCGAGTTCGTTACATAAGACAGGTTCAAAAAAATAACTATAGCTAGGATATAAATCTCTATATTGTGTGTTTTTAATAACGAATGAAACTTGCAAGAGTCCAACACCGTTTAGACGTGGAATCATATCTATTCCTACATCTCCAGCACCTGTTTGCATACGAACTCCACACAAGCCGAGTGAACCCACACTGACTACAGAAGGTAGAAACATTGTTAAAATGCCAACTTCAGTGAATCTACATACTCGGCCTGTATATTCATTGAATTGAGCTTGTATTCCAATTGAAGATGTAGTGTCAGAATTAACTGAGTTATTTTTATGAGATAGATAATTTTTTGTAGAAATATACATATCAGCCCCAGAGCTTCAGTTTGATAGCCGCGCTTCCAAATACAAGGGTGATAGCGACTACGATTAAATTTTTGCCCAATGTTAAATCAAATCTAGGATATGTTATTTTCACTGTGTCGCCAGGTTTCAGGTCCAAAGCTAAAGATAAATCTAATATGCAAGTGAAGTCATAAAAATTTCTAGGTTGAGACATTAGAATAGCCATGCGTTGTGCTTCATTCAAAGCATCGTTCTCAGTTATTAATAATGTTCCTTTAGTCGGGGCATTATCTGCATGATTATAGATGGCATTAACAGTTCCAATAGCACTCTTTACAGCTTGAAATTCTGCTTTAAGTTTTCCTCTTGTAGTTTCACTCACAGAAATAGCAAATTCGCTATCGCTATGACGTGTCCAATTCTTGATAGCACCTATTGACACAGATAAACTTGGCGCACGATCTAACGTCGCTAGAATATCATCATAGATTTGATTTTGAGTTAAACTTAAAATCGGTGTTTTTGCAGGTTCTTGCAAGCGACCAACTTGAATAACACCCAAACGATTAGGAACAATCCAGCCGCAAAAAGAATCCATTGTCATGGTCAATAAATCTTTAATCTTACCACCTTGATTATTATAATATCCAAGATTATAGGGAGCAAGAGAGTCTAATGTGGTGAAAGAACTAGTATCAATATCGCCACTTACTAAACCAGCTCTTTTGATTATTATCTCGTTCAACCAATCTGGAAGTCTTTGGATATGGCTGGCAGCGCTTATAGTGATAGATTCTAATTCAATTTCAGCAGTTGTACTTGCTGCAATTTCTAATCGGATCCATGTTTGACCAGAAGTTGGAGTAATTAGAAAAGAGTGTGTACCTTCTCTTTTGAAAGAATCGATACTAAATAGTTCAGAAGAATAAACACCTGCCCCATTAGATGTTTTGAAAGACAAAACTCCAACACTAAAGAATGTCACTGGAACAGTAACAACATAGACAGTTGAAGCCACCATCGAAACATTTCTTTCCATAGATAGAAGAGCAGCAGCACCTGTCTTTTTCAATGCACAACGACCAGTAGTTCTTTCATATATTTTTTCGTCAGTACTACTCTCACCTGTAACGGTCCAGCCTGTAGGGTTTGGATCAAATGCTCCAGCGACCCATACTGTAAATTCGTCTGTGAACAATTGAGTTCCACGTTTCACACCAGAACGAATCGTTGCAGCGACTTTTCCAGCAGGGATGTGGACTTTATCGTATCCTGTATTCCTTAAAGTATAGTCTGAAGTCAACACGTCTGGGTCGCCTTGATCGGTTATTTGATCAATCGCCCAAATAACATCATCATGACAATCATAGTAATACGCATTCGGTTCAACAAGAATAGGATCAATCATATAAGCTGTTCCAAGACAAACAGGTTTTGATTTTTCTCGTTCCGATTGTTGCTGTAACCAAGAAGGAAATACTTCAGTCGTTAGAGTCTTATCTAACAACTGCATTTTATCACCCATGACTATTTTAACATTGCGATCTGATGTAAATTCTAAACGGTCCATGATACCGTTAGCAAAAGGTGTCCAAATCAATGCGTCTGTTGCTTCAGATTGATTCGTATTTGCATATTCAAAGACAATTTGTTTATCACGAACAATTGATTCTTTCAAATAATCAAGAGCACCGTCTTGGTTTAGAAGGACTAATTCGCTAATTGAAGTCTTAGAACTCGAACTTCCCCAAATCCAGACAGACATAGCCCGATTTATGGATATATCACTATTGCTGGCGATTCGACCTTCAAAAATCGTACTAGGTATTGAATCTAAACTGTTAGTGATAAAAGACTCGGTCGCCATATACAGTTGATTAAGAACATTTGCTGACTGTGTCCACAAGCCCGGAAACGCTCCATCAGGCAATAGATAAACGAATGCAGAAGCCCCTGCGTTCAAAGTTGCATTGAAGATGTTTGTAGCTCCGGTCATCAAGTAAAGAGGACCAGTGATATCGGTATAAGCGGGAGTAGAAACAATAAGTCCGGATGTAGTTCTAAAATGGATGGCCCATGTATTATTTTCTTTGTTCCATTTCAACATAAGGCCGATTGTTCCGCCAATAGAGATGGAATTAGTATAAGCCGCAGAAGTTGCATTATTCCATTTCAAACCTGTATTGGCAAGAGACCAAGAAAATTTATTAGCTCCTGGATTTTGGCTCAAAGAAGGTACACTTGTGCCAACACCGAAATAGATGTTCACACCACTATTCCATTTTAGTTCACAATAATATGACTTACCAGGAACGAAAGATTGGTTCGAACGAACACTCTGTCCAGTAACTACAATGCTTGAGGCAATTAGATTACCACCAGATAGAGTGATATTAACATTTTTGTCAGCCGGATTCCAAGTGGCGTATGTTTTTGGACCAACCGATTCGGTTGAAATAATTGCTCTAAGTATACGACGTGACATTTTTTGTAGCCTTGGTGCAAGTAAGGTTTAATCTACGCGCTGTAGGGCAATGCGCGTGCTGTAGTGCATTTGATTTGTGTAGGGCGCTACTGCCCCACAGGGTGCGGGTTAAATAGCCCACAGGCGCTACTCCCAAAACTTCACAAAACAGTATCCTGATCCACCAGCTCCACCTGTTTGATTGGCACCACCGGATGTTCCACCGCCACCGCCACCGCCAGAGCGATGGGTCGTATTTGGACCTCCGCCAGCTCCGCCTCCACCGACTAGAGTTACTTCACAGAGACCGCCAGCGGCTATCATAGCAGCTGAAGGCGTAAATGTTCCACTAGCTGTGAATTCTTGAACTTTCATAATAAGATTGGGCACGGGTGTCACTACTCATGCGGTTCTACCTAAGACTCGCCAAACTAAATTAGTCACGTCGTAAAACAGAGTACACCCATAACCTGCGGCGAGTGTTAGATTAGAACCAATGCTGAATCTATTAGCTGCAAGGCTAGATCCACTATTGTTGACTAAAATAACAGTTCCGGCAGTCACTACGATATTAAGAACACGACCTTTACCAAGAGCAGTCAGCCCAGTAATGTTCCAAGTGCCTGTAGAGTTTATCAGAATTAAATCAGACAGATTTATATTTGCTGGATTCCAATTGTCTGTATTCGCAGCTATTGTCGGTGTGATTGGCCCAGTGATTCTCATCTTAATTCCTGTATTTGTCTGTTCCTGACATTTTCAGGTCGTTGACAGCATTGGCTACTTTAACAGCAGCAGCTTCATTTTGGCTCTTGATTTCGCGATCTCGTTGTTCATCGCGCAGTTTTTGCTCTAATGCCAGTTTTGCCAATATAGAACGAGTTTCTTGTAATTCATAAATAATTGCAGACTGATTATTTTCAAAAGATTGCATTTTAGCGTATGAACCTTCACCTATTGCAATAGATGAAGATCCATCAATAGAATTCGGGCCACCAGGGTCTGGAGGCGGAACATTTGGAGGCGGAATCAGTAAATCTAAATTTCTAATTTCTTCTAGAATTAAGAATAAAAGTTCATTGGCCGCAAAAGTATTCGCATCCACAGAGGATAAGAAATCCAATTCATTTAAGATATCAGGGAATTCAATATCTACACCTTCCAAGAATGGAGCTAGTTGTAAACGAAGTTCTTCTGGAAGTTCATTCGTGGCACCAGCAAGTGCATTTAGAGCATTATTAGTTTCTTCTGGTCCAACTGCAAGCTCTACAGCCCGCAACAACGGTTCTAATTGATCTCTGATTTCTTGTGGCATGAAAGACAATTGAAGTTCAAACGCATCATTTAGAAGACTCTGCGCGTCTGTGAGTTCTCCAAGAGACAATCCAAGTTGATCGGCTAAAGCTGGAAGTTCAACTCCAAGTATATTCGCTACTTCAACAAGAGTTAAAACTTGCGAAGCAGTCTCGGCAGTAATTATTCCGCCAAGATCTGTGATAAATGCTGCAAAATTGACACCTAATCTCTCTGCAACTTCAAAAATAGTCTCGCCACTGGTTTGAGCTAACTCTCTTAGATAACCAGCCAGTTCTTCAGCAAGAGCTAAACGACGAATCGCTTCTTCATTGGCGATCATCTCGTCACGTTGAGCATATAATTCAATAAGAGCTTCTGATGGAACTAACTCAACAGGAGTAGTGCCTTGTACAGGACTATATGGATTGATACCTAATGCTTGAAGCTGTGCAATCAAAGCGTTTGCGGGATCGCTATAGTCCACACCAGACGCTTCTCTTGCGCGTAGCATCTGCAAGAATTGTTCAGCCAACTGAGGCAGACTGTTCAACGCATTAACGTCACCACCTTGAGCAGCTGCCAAAGCCTCATTCAACTGTCTTTGGGCTTCTAAGAATTGATCTTCTGGAGACAGTGGAGACAGATCCCCAACAAGCAGACTATCAATATATTCACCAAGCGAACGAATGCCATCCTCCCACTGACCAAAAAGATCCTCAGCAGCATCTGCAACACCTTGAGCGCCATCAATGCCCACTTGATAACTTGCTTCTAGAGCTGCGATTTGTTGTTCTAGTATAGACAGAGGGCCATAACCAAGTTCGTCAATTACAGAACGAGCAGCATCTTCGAGCTGTCGAAGAGCTTTCTTGATCTCGTTCGCTGCCCATCTGTGGATTAAAGCAAGATCTCGAGTACTAGCACCTTCTGCACCTTGCGCTCGAGCTATAGCATTAGCATCTTTGATATAACTTGCCGTGCTACGAGTAATTCGTAACATTGAGTTCTCGAAGTCGCTTCCTTCTTGACCGATGATGGCATCTGCAATGCCTTGTGTGAACTCAGCGAGTTCTCGAGCAACATCGGTGACTGAATTGATGTTATTTTCTAATTGAGTGTAATACTGATCTGCCACTCCAGACAATCGTAACAGAGTAGCAATCTGTTCACGGCCAGATTCTGTTGTCGCGTCCAGTGTTTGCATCAATATCCACATCGCTTCGCGGGTCGTAGGAACCGCCAAACCAACTTGCTCTAGCGCACGAGTTATATCGTTCTGTAGCAATTCGAATTTGTGCGTTTCAGGTGCAAAGTTATCGACAAAGTTCGCCATGCCGCTGATGAACTCTTCAATTCCACCGACCATAGTTATCAGTGATTCACTAATCTGTGCGAATGCTTCAGGGCCAGTTTCATCTAGTGCGAAGCCAAGTCGAAGTAAGGCTTCTTGAGTGACTTGAACACCCGTCGCAACCCGAACCAGAGTTTCGCCTAGTCCTTCACCAACACGTTGGAATTGCTCAATAAATGGCACAACACTTCCGACTAGACCATCGAATATAGAACTGAATACTGCATTCAACTCTGTTTGTTGTTCTTCGGCTGAAAGATCTTTCAAGCTAATACGAATCTCTTCTAAACTGAACGCTGCCAGAGCAGCTTCGATTTCTGCAGGCAGAACGCCAAGCGCCAAAGCCCCTTCTCGCACTGTGTCGACAATTGAATCCATGATTAGCTGAAATTGGGAGGCTACTTCGTCTGGAAGTCCTACTGTCTGCTCTCTTCTTCGAAGAGAACCAAATCGCCAACTTCTGCTCTGAGTTTCTTGGTATGCGCTAGCGTTTATGTTATTCAACCCGCCACCACCAAGTTGAATACCTTGATCAGTAACTCGTGAAGAACCACCCAGAAGATTCAATGGGTCCAAACGCAAGAAACTGAGCGCCCCACCTAAGAATACATCACGAAACGCTCGAGCAATTGGTAGAGCGTCAAAACCAGCTTGACCTGCACCACGAGCAAGCATGCCACTTGCAGAACTAATGTTATTTTGCAACTGGATCAATGCATTCAGCATGCTTCGGTTGATACCAACTAGAGTTGATGTAGCGTCCGCTGTAATCTCTAATGAATTAAGAATTGATTCAGATTTAGCTTCAGCATCTCCAAGTACCGTTCCACTACCTTGCGATTCTTGACGTTCTGCAGCAGTATCGCTAAATCCGTTAGATCCTCCGAAACTACCACCGATGCTACCAATTAATCCAGCGACCGCGATAGCCATAGCAGCCATTCGAGCGAATGCAGAGTAAGGATCACCTTTACCTTGGTTCAAAATGGCACTGATTGCCATTACGACATTGAGTGCATGTGAAGCGACTTCCATGGCCTTATATGATTTACTTCCTTCTTTAGCAAGCGACTGAATACTATTAAGAACTTGACCAGCGGCTTCAACCATATGAATTGCCATCTGTTGACGCAGTGAGCCCAGTGCAGCTTCCAATTCTGCAACTGGCTTGTTTTGGTCTAGAGCTTCTTTCAATGCTGCACCGACTAGTTCTATTTTTCTAATAAGTTGATCGAATCCATCTCCTTGAGTTATGTCTGCAAGTATATCTTTCAATTCTTGTTGACTATCATTAACATCTTGTTGTTTTTCGTTTAACTCAACTAATGCTTGAGCACCACTTACAATGGCCGCATTTTCAAGTATAGTCAATTCCATAGTTTCCCGCTTTTCATTTGCATAGTCGCTTTGAGCTTCAGCAGTAGCGACAAGTATGGCTTCTTGAATTGCAAGTTGAGTATTACTCGATTTCAAAGTCTTGTTTTCTTCTTTCAAACCTTTGAGCGCACGATCAATAACAGTACCTAACGATTTACGATTCGTTTCAGTTACTTTAGCAACACGATTGGCTATTTCAAATTGACGATTGGAAGCGGCAATTGCATCAGCTTCAGCCTTAAAAATATCTGCTGCAGAAATACCGAGATCATTAAGTTGAGTTTTCTTTTCAATCATCGTTTGTACAAGAGAGCTGATTTCGCGCAATCGTCCTGCATGATCATTTTCAGCTTGAGCAAAGTCACCATCCAAGCTACTGGATATTTCTTCACTGATGCTCTTAAGTTTGTCATATGCAGTTCTTTGTTGCTCAATCGCTTCATTACTCTTACGCAAAATAGCATCTTTATTCCGTAGAGCAGACTCAGCAGACTGTTCCGCCGTTGCATGGGCTTTCGAAGCATTGGTAAGAGAAACAATGTTATCAATTAAATGAATGGTTTCTGCACTCATTGTCACCATAGCCTCTGTTTGACTAATGTTCAATTCAGTAGCGCGCTTAGACGCGGCTTCATAAATTAAAGCAGATCGCAGGCCATTTTCTTGTTCAATTCGAGAAAGGTTCAGTTTTTCTATCTTACTCTTAAGAGTTTCGTTAAAATCTTGTTCTGCCTTCGTAACAGCAAGAGTGATCGTTGGAACTTGATTCATCACTCCAAACATTGACATCAAACTGTCTTTCACTTCATTGACTTTATCCACAACGCGCTGAAATTCAGGAGGTATGTTCTGTCCTGACTGTATAGAAAGAGATATAAATTCAGAGAGCGTGGCATTACCGGAACTAATCTTCAGTTTTATATCTTCAATTGTGCTTAAAAGACTATTGCGCAATGAGCTGGATACACGATCACCTCCAGACACGAGATTCGCAAGTTGCATCTCAGCATTTACTAATTCAACATTGAACTTAGCTATTTGAGCAGTATATTTTTCATATTGACTAACAGCTTCGACGTTTCCGGCATTAGCTCTACCTGAATTTATGATATTTTGCAATCTAATTTGTTCACGCATTTTTGCATTCAACTCATTTAGAGCTGGAAATGGAGCACGAAGAGATTCTTCGTACTCAAGATGAGCATTTATGAGTTGATACAGAACATAAACACCGGCAAGAGCGACAGTCGTCCATCCGCCTAGTGCGTTGAATAATCCTTTAGCAGCGAGAGTCGCTTTCTGCATAAGAATCTGACTTGTGGTGAGTGCACCAACGAGTCCTAATTGTGCGACACCATGAGCTGCGACAGCGATAGCTAATTGTGCTTCCGTGATTGCTCGTGCTTTAGCGAGAGAATTAGCCTGAGCATTCAAACGAATAAGATTTGCTTCAGCGAGTGCTAATTCTTGGACAGCGGCAGTACGAACAGCGAGCATTGAACTCAGCTTTGCCATATCTTTTGTAGATTGGCCGGTCAATGCGATCATTTCTTTTGAACCAAGAATCATAGATTGATTCAAAGCTAATTCAGATGCTAATTGACCACGAGCGATAGCAATTCGCTCAAGTGAAACCACATTATGATGTACAGTCGCTTCTGTTTGGGCAAGAGTAGCTCGAGAAGCTGCCACTTCCGTATCTACTAATACAGAAGTTGCTAGACTAGCTTCGTAGATGCCTCTGGTGTATGCTCCTACTCCGTTCAGCAACTTTGCACTGAATACACCTACTGCAACGATTGCAAGATTAGCAAGCAGAGACGCGATTGTATCTAACGAACCACCCTTTGCAAGATTAGTCAATGCTATCGTCAGGTCTTTAGCTCCTGTGGACAAAACTTGCATGAAGCCCGCGTTACCAATCGCAACTTGCAATTCTAAAATTGCATTCTGTAGTCTTGCAAATTCAGCAGCAGGAGTCTTTGCTGCATCTACAGCAGCAGCTCCATAGAACTCTCTCAATTTCACTGCGAGTTTTGGTAGCATGTCTGATGCGAGCACTTCACCGCGCTCTAACATCTTACTTAGTTCTGCAGTAGTCACATTCATGGCGTCTGCGGCAAGCGCAAAGGCTCCAGGAATACGTTCTGCTAACTGACCGCGGAGCTCTTCAGCTTGGACGTTACCCTTACTAATCATCTGCTCTATTGCTCGCAGAGCACCTGTAGTCTGTTCAGCGCTTAGGTTGAGAACGCGGGACGCTTCAGATATTGAAGTAAAGATATCACGAACTTGTTGACCTGCCAGACTGGTCCCACGAGTAGCAGCAGTCAACTTGGCAAAAGAGAATGTACTTGTGTCCAGCGATATACCAAGTCGGTCTGCTTCAGAACGAGCATATTCAAGACTAATAGCACCTTCGGTTGCAGATCCAGCAGCAGCATTAAATGATTGACGCCAACCGATCATTTTATTAGAACTGTCCACAATGCCTCTTGTGAACTGAGTGATTACAGCTGTCACACCGAAAGCAGCAGTCAAACGAAAAAGACCGTCTTTGACATTGTTTACGGAATGGAGGAGATTATCACTTGAAGTTCTGGCGAGCTGGAAGCCGGAAGACATATTTTGTCCAGCAGCTCTCGCGGCTCTACCTACTGCAAGTTCAGCAGCGGTTACTCTATCTAATTCAGTAACGGCAGATCTTGTGTCTGCCGTTACCTTCATGTTGACAACAAGAGTCATTGGTCACTTCCCTTGATTTGCTTTAATCTTTTTGTTTATGATTTGAGCAGAAATTTCACCAATGAACCAAACATCGTCAAAAACTTGAAGTTTGACTTTTTCATCTAAGAGCTGTGATTGGAATAGCTCCATTGCTCTCATGATGTTGTCTGTAGTTGCTCCCACACAATGTGCTGACATACCAACGAAAGAAAGATTTGTTCTTTGATAGACAAGACAAGATAAATAGTTGCAATCTAAAACTTCAAAAATTTTAATCTTTGTTGAAGAGGGATTTGAATCCCCCCTCAACAGTTCAGCTACAGTCTTTGTATCTTCGGGCTCACTTTCATCATCTTCCTGCTCTTCTTCGTCTTCGTCGGACTTAACTTTAGTCCATGGAACACGTGAAGGATCAGTTAGCGCTTCTGCAAGCCCTTCGAGTTTTTTGTTTTGATACCATTGAGAACTTCAACGTATTTGGTCGTCACGGCGTTCATTAATGCCATGTCGCTCTTGATATAATTCATTGCTGTTACATGATCAACAGACTTGCCTTCATCATCTTCAACATCTTCAAAAGAACTGACAATTCGATCTAAAACATCTGCCAATTTTGAATCGCCGTTTTTGACTTCCAACATCATTTCGTCAAATTCATCCACCTTCATGTAGACAAATAGGCATTTGAAACTATCTTCGCGATTATCAGGCCGAATTAGGCGGACTGTTTCTTTGAAGGTGGAAACTTTAATCAAACGAAGAGACATGGACTACTCCTAGGTTGGATACCGAGAGCAAGATGCTCTCGGTACCAGATGAATTACGCAGTGATAGTAAGTGAACCAGCCGTTGTAGCAGTCAGCGGAGTTACCGGGGTACTATCAACAGCCTGGATTGTGAATGCAGTTACAGCGATTACTGTAGGCGTGCCGGTGATCTCACCAGTAGATCCATTGATCACAAGACCAACAGGCAAAGCTCCAACACTAATCGACCAAACAATCGGGTTGATAAAGTCGCCGCTCAACAGTGGTTGGACGTAAACCGCCGCGACATTGACAGGCTTATTTTGAGTAAAATCAAAATAGACTTGATAATTCCTGTGGGAGAAGGAAACAAAAAATTCATCGCCACCAGTATCTGAAGCGATACAATTGCCTGTCACTTCATAACCGAAATCGCCGTCGATATCTGTATCCGTAATTTGATCCATTTGACCACGGATATTAAGACTGGACCAACGAGTATCTGCATCACGCTCGTCAAGGCGAAAACTCAATGTTATAATATGATTTGCATCACGTGATGCAAATAGGTCTAGGTCTGATTTGGCCGGACGAGCAAACCTTGCAGTGAATGATGCTTTACGGTCACTAACATTTGTTACTTTCTTCTCAGTAAACTGCTTGCTTGCTATCGTGTTATTAAAATCAACACTCAACGACTTACCCCACAATCGCAAATTGGCAGTTCCGACAGGAGAACCGTTCTTGTCGAAAACATTTGAAATCATTCTTGTGTTATCAAATTCTGCAACCGTCGGAATTCCGAAGGCAGAATAATTGAAAGTAGTCGGCAAAGCCTGTTCTTGGATATCTACGTAATTACCTTGCAATCGAAGATTAGCCATGAAACGCTGACCGATTTCCATTTTCAAGCCGGTAATGTTTCCACGAGCTGCGGACACTTCGCGATATGTTCCAGCGTGCCACCAATAGGCGAACAAAGAAGGGACGAGACGACTTATCGGGTTCAAACGAGTGAGGCGAAGACCGAGAGAAGTTGTACGAGCCATTCCACAAGGAAGTAGAGCTACTTCGCATGAAGCTGTTCCAGTTGAACCAGTGACTCCAGGAGCAGTTGGAGGTGTCAACTCCATTGAACCTTCAATGAAGGCTCGTTTATTTGTAACACTGAATGGGTCGTTCGTGAAAAACGGACGATCACGTTTTCGTTCGACTTTATCGAACTCGGTTCCAGACTTGCCATCCATCAACTCAAAAGAGTTGAGGGCAGGTGTTCCTGTAGGGTTCAACCCTTCAGTTACTTCTGCTTTGATTACAAGAGCGCGTGTAGCGAAGAAATCTAGAGCGGGCTGTGGCATGAGAGTAACTCCTGAGGTTTAGAAGATTAACCAACCCAATTCCGTTTGGCAGGTTTCGGTTTGGTGGATTGTTGAATTTTATCTTCCCCGGGAGCTTCCGCAAGAGTCGAGGCTTTTATTTCTTGCATTGGAACAATTACTTCAGTTTCCGCTGACCAGCGCGAGAGTTCACATCCATTTTTGTGGACATAATTTCCGCCAAGAGTTGAAAATGGTACATTGTTCATGAATGGTTCCGTTATGCCATTGGTTACGGGATGTCTTCGTCTACTGTTATCACCTTCTTGTAAACAACTTCACATTTGAAAATTAGGTCGGATGTGATCACACCTTCGTGGGGAGGACCGTCTTGAGCTAAACTCCAAACAAAAGGTCTTGACGCTTGGGCGGGTTTCCAGCCAATTAAAGCATCGGTTACTGCAAAATGCAAGCTAGAAAGCCTCGCGTCGTTATCGTCAAGTGTAGGAAGTTTCCGAATAACAATTCGGATAATCATTTCAACTTCTGTATGTTGTCTCATCACTTGGCTGAATCCGCGTCCGTCGTCTTTTGGACGCATACGCTGACCTATGACCCAAGCCGCCGGAAAAGTCTTATTGAACTTTTCCATAAAATCTTTATCGTAAGAAGTTCCACAATAAATCGAGTTCGGTAGAACGGCTTGTAAACGGGCTTCAACAGACGTTAAATCAATTCGACTGTTACTCATTTGCAGCTCTCCTGATGGAATCTTCGAGTGGGGCTGTCAATGATTGTACCCAATCTCTCGGAAGAGATAATCTTTGATTTGTTCCGGCTAATGGCAAGAAAGGTCGAGCAGGAATTGGTCCAGAGCTTTTTCCGAATACTTTATTCAAAGGATTGCCGAATTGTTGAACCCAAGCGTAGTCTTCGGTTCCATCGAAATCAATTTCGCCATACTCGTCGGTAGATTGAGATTGGATACTGCCGTAGAGAGCATAAGAGTCCAAAAGAGCTTCTGTGGATTCATTTCCTCGACGAGATCTTATATTAACAGTAGAGTCTTTCAGCTGTTGCCAAGGTCTACCCCAAGGATCTCTTTGTTGTTCAAAAGTAGATTCAACAAGTTCTTTCAAACGATCTGCGGCTACTGAAAAGAATGCTTTTTTACGAATAAGTGATCTTCGTATTTTTTTGAATACATTCAAAACACGATCGTCTTTTAAAATAATTCTCATGACTCTCTTGCTCGAACAATCCAAGCGATTATACTATCAGCTGGAACAATCGGTTCAGCTACACTAATCATGAACTGTTGACTCGTTGCAGAAGTGATCATCTCGCCCATGACTGGATTAGCACCAGCTTCCATGATAAATTGGTCATCACCATTTGGAATCTTTGTAGCACCGAAAGCAGAATTTAATCCTCCAGTTTCGAGGAAATGTAGATCACGCATAAGGCGAACAGCTTTGACTTGTCTTCCAGCAAGGTCAATTAATGCACCCTTTCGCAAGATTGTCGCAGCGACTCGAATTGCAGTTTGAGCATAGCTCATGATGCTCTCACGATACGGAGACCACCTCTTCCGATTGTGAATTGTTTTAACAAACGATCAGCAATCTGATAACGGATTTGATTATTGGATTGTGAACGGAAAAATTCAGTTTCAATGGGTCCGACTTTTTCAAATTTAATCGTTGACGCATCTACGTCCACAATTAAAGAAGTGTTATGAGCTCGAAGGGCTAGTTCACAACAAGCATCACGAACAGGAACAATCGGCCAGATATTATCGTAACGAATACTGAGAAATTCGTCTTGGAACAAATATCGAGGAAACTGAAGCGCTTGATTGTAGTTCTTTAATGCACCAACAAATTGATATTCACTATCAATATATTGAGTAGCTCGGCGAAGAGCAATTTCTTTTACACCTTCACTTAGAGGATCCCATAATGTATTTCCCATCGCAGAATGATAAAGATTAGCATTGACAACAGAAACATAACTCTCTGCAACCAGCAATCCTGTTCCATCTTCAACGATCAATGCCATTATTGTTCCTCGACCCAGCCGTATTCTGCATAATTGTCAACTTCTGCAGGATGCACCATATTACGCATTCCATCGCGATTCATTGCCACAAGCTGCGGATAATCAGGCTCGTTGTTAATTTGTGGCAATACGGGTGGCGCATCAGGCTCGTTGTTAATTTGTGGCAATACGGGTGGCGCAACGGGTGCAGGTGGCACCATAGCTGCAGGCACTACAGGCGCAGGCACCACAGGCGCACTTACGGTGGCTTCTTCTACTTTGCCCCAAGTTTTCTTACTCATGATCTTTCTCCTGTTAAGAACAAGGGAGCCTAGACTCCCTTGTTCAATAAACTTGCTATCAAGGGCTGATTAGCCTTTGAGTACCATCACATGTTCGTCTTTGATATTTTTGACGCCCCATGCACACCCAACCTCGTACCGCATCCGACGATACTGTGGATACATGGCAATCTCGAATACGAGACCTGTGCGAGGATCTTGAATCTGAGTACGATCACTGGCACCATCACCATTCGGTGGGAGTGCCGGCAATCTCATTGCACCCAAGATTGCAGAACGATGAAACATCATGTTGGCACGATATACAGCAGTAGTCGTAATCGCCACTCCGTTTCCAAGAGCAGCTCGGAGGCCAGGAGAACCGATAACTACAACACCACCGGACAGAGCAGTCTTCACTTGGTACTGATGAGCACTACCAGCAAAAGTAATAACATCACCTGCTACAATCGTTCCAGCGCCGACACCCACAGTGATTGCAGTCGCACCGATTGCATATGTGCCAGTAGTCGTGTAGGCATTGTTAGACGTGCCATTCACATGCAGTTTGATTTGAGCAGATTCACGCATTGGAACGCCATACAAATCTGTCAAGACGCCTTGACGCAATAGACTTGCATCACCAGCTTCATTCACTTTGAACAGGTTTGGTATCGTACGGATATTGACACCAGCATTCGTGTCCATAACCAAAGACAAATCGGAGTCGCCAGATCCATTGTCCACAAGGATCTTTCGAGCCTGAGCCATGTCATTGATCAAAACACCACTTCCAAATGGTGCGGTTCCAGACGTACCCCATGCTCGTGAACCACGAATATAAAGAGCTGCGAAATCGGATTCAATTTCATTGACCAGAGTCCGCATTGCTTGTGCAATCTGATTCTGTTGAATACTCAAGACACCAATGCCGCCGTTATTCAGCCCAAGTGCCTCTTCGCCTTCCCAACGGAAGGGGACCATCCGTGATTTCTGGATTCGGAATGTTTCATTACCAACGACTGTATCGCCATTATCTGGCGCAGTAGTCGCGGGCACAATATCCTGAGCAACTCCAGGAGGAGTCACGGGGATCACGACGTCTTGGTTGATAGCACCTCGAGCAAGACTGGGATCCCATGTCACTGAAGGAATGAAGCCGGTGAGTTCACGACCGATACGGTCAAGAGCTTTGTATGAATCTGCGATGAGGCGGGTCAGGGTATTGGCCATGATAAAAATTCCTAGTTAGTCGACGAGAGTTCCGCCACTCGCAAAATGTCCAGAACGTGCAGTCTGACTCATTGTATCAAAAGTGGCGCGGTTGATTTGTTTTCCACCGCTCGCGTTGCTTTCCTGCCCGCGTACGCCTGATCCGCTTCTTTGGTCCGACTTCAGGATCATATCCTTACTCGGATGTCGGCTGATCAAGATTTCTACAGCTTCTTCAAATGGCGCTGGTTCACCCAGCAATTTTGTGCTCAACAATGCATTACCATAATCATCCACAGCAACCACGTTTCCTTTGTCATCCCGTTTGAAATTCTTGGCGAATACCGCCTGAATCATATCACGAGGGACAACAGTCTTTTCATTCAAAAATACCGAACGAGAAAATGCACCACCGATCACTTCGGCATTGAGTTTCAATTCCAACCCATCTGCACGAAGTTTTTCTACTTGCGTTTCAGCACGTAGAGTAGTTGTAATTTGTTCCCGTAGACGATCTACATCACCAGATTCATAAAGTTTCTTGTCTTTGATACCATCAGCAATCAAAATTGCCTTCTTGGCAGCTTCAATATCCATATCTTTGAAGACGAAAGATTTTGCTTCAGCCGCTTCTTTTGCAAGACGATTCACTTTCGATTCTTCATTCAGTTCTGCAATTTTCTTGCTTGCTCTGAATGCGTCAAAAGCAATTTCAGTATTATCTTCACGAATATAAATCACATGACCATTTTCGTCAAGAACTATTGCACCGTTACCGTCTTTCTTCAACTTCCACATTTTGAATCCTTTTGAGCTTCTGCTCGTTATGATGTACTTTCTGGTACGAAATACACTAGAACCTAATTGTGCAACAGTTCCTATTCGGTGTCAATGGCTGAACTACAAAATCGGCGGTTTTATTTTTACCTCTGGCGTAAATTGTTCTTTGATTTTTGCTTCTTGGGTCAGTAGTCCTTCTTGTTCTTTTAGAACTTTACCAACTTCCTCCAAACCGTTCACTTCAATACTTAACATTCCGCGCCGAACACCTTCAGCAATAAAAGTCTCTGTAGATAGAGCATGCTGTTTATGCATCAATGCAATAACAGTCATTGACCCAACAGGATCAGTACCTGCATCCATATTCGCTTGCACAGTAACACTTCCACCTTCACCCTGCCCGCGCCATTGAGCTGTGACAAATAATACTTGAGCAATTGAATCAGTGAAGTCTTGAATCATAGAAGCCAATGGTGACGCTTCTTTATTAGTCTCTTCACCAGCTTGCAATTCATTCTTTGCTTGCATATTATTCACTGGCAACAGCTTCGCTCCGGCTTGACGCATTTCTTCTTTCATACTGTCAAGAGAAGTGCGTCCGGCATTGATTGCAGCGCCAGTATGCTCAACATACTTCAAATCTCCAGCAATTGGGATTAAAACTGCATTCTTAGCTCCAATAAGAATATCAGATTCACTTGTTCCACCGATTAGAGCCAAAATTGGAACTTGAGCAGTCTGAATTAGAGCGTCGTAGCCGGATTGAGAGCTCCAATGTTTTTGATTCAAGAATGCTAAATCACGAAGCGGAGGTTCACAACGTAACAATCCTTTAGAATTGGTATAGTAAACAATCAATGGAATTTCATCTACATCAATCTTACGAGCAGGATTTAACATGATCCACTGCTCCTTACCTTCAATAACCGTTCTTGTATGCTCTTCAACAAAAACACCATCTTGTCGTTTTGCATAAACAACAATGACTTCTTCCATGTTAGAATTATAAGTGCCATCTGGCACTTCTTTCCAAATTCGATAACGGAATTGAATTAACTTTCCGTTAGAATCAGACAGCCATCCTACAATTTGACGTGGCGGCACGTGTTGCCAATACGGTCTAGCGTTAGCCTTTTTTGCATCCGCTTGCGATGCATTCGGTTGCACAGTAGGCGAATCCACAATGACGCAAGACATCCCGTAACCGATGGCATAACGGAACCATTGACGAAAGAAAATAGTGTAATTGATGTTCTCAAAATTAACATCTTGCATGACTTCTTTAATCCAATCAGGCACGTCCTCGTTGATTACAAGAGGTTTACCGAATAGTCTTGATACATAGTTGCGGACCGTCTCTCCATAGGCAGGATACAATGTAGAGATTGCAGTTCTTGATTTGTAGTCGTCTGAATGTTCAAGTAACCACTTCGGCAAGTAACGAGTTCCGGCAGCTCTCATCGTAGAAGTTCCACCAAGAAGGGCATCAATCAGATCCCATTGCTCAGACATTGCAGCAATAGAAGGGTGAAGAGTTGAAACATTCTTCTCTGGCAGGTCCATTAAAGTTCCTTAGTTCCTAAGACGATAAATTTGTACTTCACGAGATTTCGACAGGCATTTATATCTAACGTCATCATAAGCATGATCTTCGCCATCAGTATCAACATCTTCTTCGTTATCTGGGTCTCTTGATAAAGTTGGTAAAGTGGAGATTGCCGCTCTACAATTATCTAAGAAATAAATTCCAGCTTTTTCGTTATTCTTTGAATTTAACATACGATCGCGCAAGAGAGCTAAACCATTTCGGCGAGAACCTGGGCCTTTGTCTGACGGTGTCCAGTAGACACCTCTCTGCGCCATCTTCACTTCAATACTATCGACATCGCGCTCTCTGACATCGCGTATCTGATTGTCAGCTGCTCCGCCCACTACAGGCCCGTTGATCCAACCTTGGTCCAACATCTCTTTTTCACGCAACTTGATACCATCCGCGATTGTGCTAGCAGCTAGCATCAAACCTTCATTGCTATATCCGGTCTTTGATTTATTTGCCTTTGCGCCATACCATTCTGCGATACGAATGTATGAGCCTTTAGCAGGAGTCCACTTAGTTCCGTCTTGAAGAGTAAAATCTTCTCCGTTAGCTTCAGCCCACCACCCAATGCTGAATGGAGTCGTTGAGCCCCAGTCAAAAGTGCGGTCTAAACGGCAACCTCTAGGGATCTTCATACGAGGTTTGATTAGATGTTTTCCCCAGAGGTCGTCGAGAACACCTCCAGCCACAATATCCCAATCTCCGTGAAGCCACGCTTTTCTTTTATTCTCATCTGGGATAGATTCAAGCTCTGCAACATACTCAGGAGAAAGGTATTTATTCTCTTGATAAGTACCGAACAACCAAACCTGAGTCTTAATGACGTCTTCACGTTTCTGAGTACGTGGATTGAATACATTAGTCACTGTCTTTAAGATTTTTCCAGCAGGGGAAGCATCGATGAATCTTTCTTTGACCCAATTATGACCAGGACCATGGGGATTTGTTGTGCTGAATACGCATAACGGAATTTCCGGTAAAACATCCATTGCTCCAGTAGAACGATTTGGAGGTGAATGTTCATTTGGCAAAAATGAAGTACGATTACAAGACATCATTAAATCATACAATTTCGAAGTCGGGTATTTAGTTAGCTCATTCCAACCAATAAACGGGAATTCTTGACCATGAAAATTGTAGTAGTCTTTTTCTTCTTTGACTTGTCTAAATAATAACTGCTCACCCGTAGGCCAAACCCAACGATAATCAGATTTAGAAGCCAAAAATCTAACTCCGTCTTCAAACTTCGTGAACCATCTAAATGTCTTTTGAATCAAGTCATCAAGATTTTTATACTGGCGATCAAAAATGACACCTTTCCAAAATGCACCATAGCCGATGCCAACATGGCGTCGAAAAAACATAATCTGAGCATCAGTGTTATGAGTGACAATAAAATCGTTTGTTATGAATAAACCATCTTGATGTGCGATTTTAATGCAAACACTTTCTTGCGGTTCCAATTCTTGAATATCACATATTTTGTTCGTAAGGTGTTTGTGCATGTATGATTGCACACGAATGGCTTTACGTATAAGTCGAAACGGAGAGAATTTAGTTGCACATTGCAGATAGACACTATAAGCACGTCGATGGGCAACACCTGTGATTTTACTTACTCCCATATCTTTGCTCGTCAATGTTGCCTTAGCTCCAAGAGATCTAGCAAGATATTGAACATCTTTTGCTAACTGCTCACTGACACTACAAAAACTGACATAGCCTTTTGGATCACTTCTTCCGTTTGTGTCCATCAAACCTTGCAATATCGAAAGACGATTCTTAGAACTATTATTCAGATATTCTTTTGGAATAAATTTGTCATGCGAGCGGCATTTACGAACTCCTAGACTTGCAATAGCTGTTTGCATCTCAATAGAAGGTTTGAAGATACGCAAACCATTTCTAGAATCTGGGCTGAGTTCACGAAAATCATTCGCGAGAACATATTGTGCGAGTTGTTCATCATTTGTGCAATAGGACATTGCTTGAGCAAAACATCCATCACCAAGCATTAAACCAAAAAGATAAGGATCAACTCGAACCAATTGTTCATTCATATAGATACAAGAGAGTGTAGGGATATTCACTCTCTGCCAGCCACTATTAAATTTCTTCAATACTTCTAGCATTCCTAGATTTGCATAACTTCCAGGACTATTGCCCCCTACATGAACTCTCCAAATATGAAGATCATCACAACGAGCAATCGACCCGTCGGCTAATGTCAATTTGAATATAGGACGCTTTCCTTGAGGATAAACGCCTACAACTTCAGAGGTACTCCCGTCTGGACAACATATCAAATCTCCAACTACAAGATCTCCAATTGGTCGAAAACCAGTTGGAGTTAAAACTGGTTCTGTTAAGGGCAGACCTTTTCCAGGACCACGGGTCCCGGTATAAAGCGTATGATTGCAGGGGCTGGACACTGCAAGGGTTTGAGACCCTTGCAGAGGAGTCCACACAATTTTAGGTTCCGCTGTTGGCAACTGCGTCATGTTGTAACCTATTCTGGCTCACTGTAGCAACATTCTCCCAATCAATATCTGTAGGAGCCAGAGCAACGACCATGATGCCGCCTTTATGAGTGATGGTTTGTTCAGTTTTGATTGCAGCTTCAAAGCCCATAATTTTGGAGACCTGAGACCATGCTTGAACGCGAGCAGCATGTTTGCTATCTGGGCCTTCATTACGAGCCTCCTGAACTAATCCGATAATCACTTCTTTACGAGTAATTATATCATCGTCGTCCATCTTATCGCGCATCCTACGCATTCGATCTTGGACATACGGTTCGTAATATAGTTCACTTCCTTTCTTAGAAGCACTTCTTGGAGCATATCCAGCCGCAACAGCAGCTTGAGCTTTAGTATGTCCTCTCAATAAAAAGTCAACATATCTATTTCGAATAGCTTTAGACGCAGGACTAATTCGTTCCGTTGTACGACTCATGATCATTATTGTGGAGCGAGAATTTGGGTTAGCCCTTGGTCGAGGGACTATAGCATGCTCAGGAGTTTCGGTCTGTGTCATTAAAAAGGCTCCTAGGTATAGATGCGACACTATACCTAAGAGCCTACTAAACTACAATAGTCATTTTTGCAGAGGTTTTTTGAAATCCACAACACACTTCACAAGTTCTGCATGTTTATTAGAGCATTCAGTTAATCTTGTCAAAGCCTCAGAAGCAATAGCTGCAACAACGCCAGCATCATTGATCGTCTTTCTTGGAGTCACCCCTTGACAATTTTCGAGTGCCTTGTCCAAGCACTCGAATTTCCTCTGAGGAGGGGGAGGATCTGTTTGTTTCTTCGATTTGAAGCTGAAGCAACCTACCAAGATCGGGACTAATAGGGCAATCAGCAAGGTTTGAGGCCAGAATCGCTTGTTGCGTCTTTTTGGCGTATTCATTTGATGTTGCCTGTTTTGTGGATATGCGCCTTTCAGCATCAACAAGTTTTGTCGCCGACTTTTCAAGATCCGAACGTAGAGCCTCGGACTGCGACAAATTGGTTCGCGCACTTTGCCAATCATTGACAAACCATCCAGCCGCCGCAGAACCAGCGCAGAGTAATAGTGTAGACCATCCAGCAGCCACATGATCACCTCGTAGTTTGAAAAGAATCCATACAGAGTTGAGCCTCGCGCTTGCGACGGCTAATCAATCCACCTAAATCTTTATTCTCCCATAATCTGCACATTGATTTGAATAATGCAGCCATCTGGAGGTAATCTTTTTGTGCAACAGCGGAAACAAGCTCTCTCATCTCAAGACGTCGATCGTCAGGATCCGTTGCATCTTTCCGTAGTGAAGTTCCTCGATTATAAGCAAGGGACAGCATAGCCACCTGAGCTAATGGATGCAAACAGTCCACACCGGGCCATGCTCTACAAGCCATATCGAAGTATTTATTCAAATCACGACGTAGACGTTCTTTAACTTCAAGAATAGTCCATTTCAATCCTTGGACTATATCTGGTCCTGTCGCACCAACGCCAATGGTCCAAGGTGATCCTTTAAGATGAGCAAGCTCAGGAGGGATAACTCCACCGTTTGCAATTCTCATGATGCCTTTAGCACCGAATCGTTTAGTCAGTTCTTTACCTAAAGAAGAAGTAGGATCTGGATAAACGTTTAATGCTACAGCTTCTTCTTCAATGAGAAAATCTGTTGCGATTTGAGCGACTGTCAGGCTAGGCGTCATATTCATTTTCATCTACCTTTTTTCGTCTACTGTTAGTTCGGCGAGCAGGAGCAATGTAAGGTTCTATTTTCTTATGAAGGTATTGCTTGAATAAGATTGGGCCTAGCTTCATCACAACTTGAAGAAGCCCCCACGATAAGAACGCTATTGTTGCAGATGCACCCATAACAGAGTCGGGTGATACATCCCAGTTCCTCCACTCCATTATCAATGGAGTGAAGATAAATCCAGCGACGGCGCTAGCGATGAATTTTGCAATCCTTTGTCGGAAGCTATCGTCTTTTGTGAGAAGACTACTGATCAGAGCTCCACCGACTGCACCAACGATGCTCCAGGATATAAGAACATCATCAGCAGAGATTAGAGGTCGAGATGCAGCGGCGTACATCGCGGCCACGCCGGATAGGATAATACTCGGATCGGGCTTCACTTAAGAAGCCCCGACCTTCTTGAAGATTCCTGTCTTGTTAAAGACAGTGATGAGCGATGTAACCATCGCGGCCACCTTCGGCCAAATGTCATCAAAGCTGCCAAGGATATTTCCAAGACCTTCATATGCATTCGTGAGGCCGATACGAAGCATCTCGATCTTGGCTGAACCTTTACCCTCTTCTGGCAAGATCAATTCAATTGAACGAATGAGACCGATAATGATTGGGAACAACTGGAGCCACACTTGCGCCTTCTGAATTTCTCTACTAATGTTCATTTTCATTCTCCTGAGTGGATGTTGCTAGTGCATAGTACACCAGCAAGCACACAGAAGCCAAGCATCAGTTATTTGATCTTATTCAATTCTTTTTGAATGTGGAAGTGAGTACCAATTAACTCAATATATTGTAATGAAAATCTACTGTTTACTCTTAGCAGTTGCGAAATCTTCATAGCAAGTAAAGGAGCGTCTTTGACAATATACAAAGAATAATCGTCCCATTTAACAGTCATGAACTTGGTCATTACAACCTCCGGTGTTGTACAGCGTTTTGATGCGTGCGTGCGGGCACGCCAGCACGCCAGCAAGCGCGCGTCAGTTATAGCCACTAGCTACCCTACAGGGTAGCTAGTGGCCAAAGCGTTGCAGGCGTGCGCTTAAATACTCACAACGCAAGGTTCGGATAACTGGGTCAGCGGCAATGGCATTCCAATTTCCTCTGTAGACATATTGCAAGGCGAATGCACAATGGACGAAAAGAGCGGCAGTGTTCTGGAGAATGGGAAGCTTAGCTGTGTTCCTGGCAAACTGCTCAATTGATTGGGGGACACTGTCCATCGTTCTCTCCATTGCCACTTCAAAATTTCACCATGTACTCTTCGTTCATTAACGATTTCACGATTTGGATCTAATATCTGCATTTTTCGAACCCAATTAGCAATCAAAAAACCAGGAGTACATTGTTCATCTAATTTCTTAATAATTGGATCAATGCGTTGTATTGGACCTAGCACAAAATCTAAGAGTTTCGTCAGCATTACATATCCTTGTGATCCCGAAAGAATTTGAACTGAGGGTGTCTTGGCTTTTCAAGAGAACCGATTGGTAAAAATTTGTAAGTCACAGACGAACCTAAGAGTTGGTCTTTATTATCCCAAATCCATTTTCTCATTGCATGATTTACAGAAGCCAAGCTCACGTTGAACGCACCCCACTTTGCATGAACAACGCGAAGTGCCCCCGATGTGTCCACAAGAACCTTTCCTGCTTGAGCAGTTGAGCGTTTAGCGTATCCGAAATTATCTTTCTCTTGCTTGTTGTCGTTTCGAGTACCTTGCACCACTTCAACGATAATAGCCTCGTCATCTTCATAAGGCTTGATTTTAATTAACTCTTGAGAGTTAACTGTAGAGCGGCCAGTCTGTTTATACAAACCACCGTATCGCTTGAGTATAATACCTTCACCAATAGCAAGATCTTTTATAGCTTGATCTACTTCGTCCATGTTATGCACTGGTCTTTGTTCAAGATAGCGCAAGAATGGATATTTCGGAGCGAGCTTCATGAACCGTTGCCAAGTGATGGCAGTTCGTTCGATTGCTGTTAGGTTAGGGTGATCCCAACTATCAAACACATGGCAAGTGAAATCAGACTCCCCAGCTTCACTCATACAAGCGCTATTACTGTCTGCGCAGATCGACACTCTATCAAGAGGTCCGACTGTAATTTCAAGATCCAAACCAACGAGGTCTGGTTGCATTAAAGAACCACGGATATGAGCATTGGGCATGACAAACCCATTGCGGGTCTGTGGAAAGTCGGGAGTGATGAGGCAACGGATTCCATCGATCTTTGTTGAAGCCAAAGCGGGCAACATTAGATGCTTACCCGCTTTGAGTATGTTCTTCAACGACTCTGCCAATAATGGCCGGATCATGTTATTGGCAAAAAATATCGATGTACGTGATCAAGCGGATACTATCCAGCGTGCGCATCACGCATCTGTCCATTATCCAAATGGGTTCTGCATTCGCATTGAAAATCCAGACTTCACCATCGCCTTGAGGTACTGTAATTGGAGTCCTGTAGACCGGATTCACAGATTTACAATACATATCAATGTCCACACGATGCGACATAATGTCACCGAAGAACGTATTCCTGACACTAATGTAGCCGTCGCACCTTTCGGGTTCCAATTCATAGTTCGTTGTGTGGATGCGAATTGAAATTGGGACTCCGGTAATCCACCCATGAGACTTGACTTTTTCAAAAGACCCCATTGCAACAGACGATAATTCTGTTGCAGACGACAACGAAGCAAACATCATTAGACAGAACAACATAAGGCTTTTCATCACTTATCCTCCAATGGATAGATTATGGTACAACGGAAGTCAACTACTCGCATTTTTTCATCACGGTCAATTTGCATTTGACCGTTCACAACATAACAATCGCGAATTTCTTCTTGCAATTCTGTCGGCGTCATATGCTCTACTTTATGAGACTGATCTTTGACTGCAACAAATATCAGTATGGCGATAAAGAGGAGACCAAAAATAATTATTCCTACTTTGGTTCCATCTTTTGGTGCCGTGTCAATCTGCATCAATGCGCCAAGTATTAGAGTATTATCTTTCTTTGTGTCTGTTTTCATAAAGTTCTCCGTGCTAACTATGGACATACTACTGCAACTTTTTAGATATGTCAACAATTATTTGGACCAAACAAAAAACTCCCGCATGAGCGGGAGTTTTTTAGGCCGGAATTAATTCAAGTGATTGTAGCGAGGACAGGATTCGAACCTGTGACCTGTGAGTTATGAGTCCACCGAGCTACCAGACTGCTCTACCTCGCGATTTGTAAAGGCGGACCAACGCACTGAACGATGGTCGTGAAAACGAGATGCAGGCAATGCCTTGATCCGCCTTTCGACTGTACCCTTTAGCTCCAAGAAAGATGATATAGACATCTTTAGTGTCGCGCCGAAAGGAGTTTTGAGAGAAAACTCCGAATTAAACTCACCCGTTATAATCTAACAGGCGAAAGGTACATGCGAAAAGCTCCGGTGGATAAGGCCACCGGACCCTGCGAGTTTAGACTGCGAACCTCAATAATTGTCAGCTATTGGAGCTGTGATGGACAAGACAGCAATTCTGCCGCATTGCCACCATAGCCACTACAATAAAGCAATCCGTTTTACATTGCAAGCGTTATTTGGATACTATTAAAAAGACGAACCAGACTGATGGTTTGCACCCCAGCCACTCCATGAGTGGTCGCGCAAGAGCTTCAAATTCTTTTCTTTGCTGTTCAGCTTGTAACATTTTGTACTCCTTATTCACCGTGGTATTGCCAGTCAATGAAGTTTTCGTCTACATTCTTGAGATTGTCTGCAAGGTTGTTAAATAACTCTACTTCTTCATAGCTGATACCAATTTTATCTGGGTTCATTTTAATCCTTTAAAAATGTGGGAAATTACATCTACTGTCCAACCATCACCCAATAAATTGGAGGCTTGATTGTAGCTAACAGACTTAGTGTAACCCTCAGTTACTGTCTGAGCCAATTCTAGTTCTTTTCTCGTGAGGTAACGACAAAAGTCTTCAAATTCCACAAGACCACTGTTGGGGGGATCTATCTTGTTTGGTGGTTAGGCAGAAAATCTTATCCGCGTTTGTTACGTTAGCACAAGAACCCATGCTATTTTTCCCGAGGCCATTATTCCACATACGAATCCTAGATGGTGTTTGATTCACTTTAAAGGTTTTGCAGTATTCCGCGTCAACACTCTTGAAGTTTCTAAACAAAACATTTTTATCTGTTGGTTGTGTAAAATTCGGTATATCAAACCAATAACATCTGTTACGTCGCTGGTAGGACACTAAACTAGAATTAATATGTACGCCCGCAACACCTAAATATTTATCTAATTTCTCTTGTGAATCTTTACGCATCTTAACATTTTCTAGCAGGAAATGTGTCGGATTTACTTCATTTTTAATGCGAAGATACTCGTAAAACAGCTTCGATTTATTTCCTTCTAAGCCATTACCACCAAAACAATCAGCGGAACGACTGCCGTAACACTTGGCACTACTAAAATCTTGGCAAGGACTACCACCTATTAGAAGGTCAATCCTACCCACAGTGTGTTCCCCAAATTCAGTGTAAAGCACACCATCTTTGTATGACACTTTGGTTACATCACCAATATGAATGATGCCGGGGTAGTTGCTCTTACTTACTTTAATAGCGTGTTTCTTAATCTCACTGGCGTAGTAGTTATCAACTTTGATACCTGCACGTTCTAGCGCAATCATTCCGCAACTCATACCATCGAACAAACTTAAAATATTCACCGATCGTCATTCCCGTCTTGTGGCAGTGATGTATTCGTTGAGCATTTTTGAGATATTGGTATACGCCTCGATGGCAAGTTCTAAAGATTTCTGTGAATCCTGTTTCGCGATACACTCTTTATGAGC